TTTTTCTTCCGGCTGTTTTTATTATTTCCATAAAGCACTCCTTGTGAGTTTGGACCCTTCCTCGGTGGAAGTTGGCTCCATTTTACGTTAGGCATATTCTTAGTCAAGGTTTTATTTTTCACTTATTTTCTCCATTTTTATTATACAACCTTTTGGAAATACATTTCTATCAGAAAATAACTCATCACCTTCTTCATAAGATGCAAACGTCCAAACGTATTTTTTATCTTTATCAAATAAATACGCGTGAGTTATCATCGTTGATGGAATCAAACCAAGTGAGTCGTGTGCATTTGCGTGCCCGGAATCGCCCGTCGGATCAATCCAGGTAATTTTGTAATAGTAATATCTTTTCTTTTTTATAACAACAGATTTATATTTTGATTTTTTAGGACGTCTCATATTGTATCTTATAATGTATAGTGAAATTTTTAGGCAAAAAAGTTTTCAAAAAAACAAAAAGGGTCGCGCACGCCGAGTACATCTGTGCCAAGCCATAATTGCCAAAAAGCCAGTGTTTATACCATTTGTGCCAAGCTGTGCCAAGAGAAATCAGTGTCGTGGCACAGCTATTATTCAATAATACCAACACTTTTAGCCTATTTTTGACCTTGTGCCACCTGTGCCACCATATTTTTTTAATGACTGAAAAAAAACTTTGCCCTAGAATTCTACTATACACTGGCACACTCCTTATTTATGCAATAATTTGACCACACTTGTGCCATTTTTAATAATTTTCTTGACTCCAGAGCCTTGTATTTCAAACTTAGCATATGGTGCCCACTGTTTACGTATCAGATTTAGTTCTAAAATCAGATTCGACCATTGTTTGGGACTTATGTTTGTCCCGACTATACTCACCTTTTTCATAATCTATACACAATTTACCCTCTAGATGATCCATTTCGTGTTGAATACATCTGGCCTCTAGATTGTAAAATGTTTTTGTATGCTCTTCTCCTTCCTTATCTTGGTACTTTAGAACTATTCTAAGGTGCCTTTTTACTTCTCCTCTTTTGCCTGGTGCAGATAAACACCCTTCAAAGTCTGTTAAAGTTTCCTCACTATTTTTCACTATGACAGGATTAATAAATACTTGCGGACTTTCTTGAGATCTAGTGCAGTCCATCACAAACATACGTAATTGATAACCAACTTGTATTGCAGCTAAACCTATACCGTGGTGTTGGTACATAGCTCTTGTCATAAATTTTATAAGTCTTTCTGTTTTATCATCTAATGGAAAAGGCACGGTTTTACTCATTAATCTTAAAAATACGTCAGGATACTTGACCAATTCTATATACACAAGTGCCTCCCAGTCTCCCGGTTGGCACCGTGTTGCGCATTATCCATTATGGATTCCATTAACTTTGTTTAAAAGTAGGTGACATAAATCTTTTCAGAGATTCTGCTTTCAGTACTATTCTTGCAGGCTCTGGTGAGTTTATCAATCTACTCTCCTGTAATTCTATTCTTCTAATCTCCTCTAATCTACCATCCATTGTCTCGATATAGATAGGACAATCAGATATGATTGTGCCTTTCTGATCGTTAGTGAATTTTCCCAGAACCTGTTGAAAGTCTCTTACTCTCATCTAATTTCCTTCCTATTATTTTAATTAATTCGTACCATTTACGGCCCCACATCTCACGCATCTCGCCTGATGTATTCCAATATGCCTTGGCTATGTTATCCAGTCGTTTTTGATCTTGTTTTATAATACTCATCTACCCTCCTTAAAAAGTTATGTTTATATTTTTGAAACTCACTACCTTCAACCACAAACTCTTGATAATAATTATCCTTGCTGCACATCATAATTACACCCTTAGTTATTTGAGTGTTGAATAAAATGTTATGTGCCATTGCATATGCAGATAGCTGCAAAAAATAATCATCAATCCATTCTTTCTTTTTTGGTTTATTAGTTTGTTTAAAATCTATAATAGCATCAGTGCCCTTGTGTACACCCACTAAATCTGTTTGGCCTGCATACAGACCAGGATAATATAAGGTGCATTCTGTGCCGTAATATTCTGTAACATTTGATAATCCACTTTGAATAACTTGTATTGCCATATTGTGAGCTTGTTTACCTACATTAGTTTCATCAAGATAGCCTTGTTCTAAAATATACATCTCAAGAATCTTGTGCATAGCTGTGCCTCTTGCGCCTGACTCATCCACGATCCGCGTCGCTTCGGCCTCGCCTTTCGATTCACGCCACCTGGCTAACGCTTCGCGCTTCTCGGCTGATTGAGTTTGGTCCAGGATAGTTGTAACACTTGGTAATTTTTCTTTATCAAAAACGTAGTGCCGTAAACCATTAACTTTTTCTCGTTGAGTCTTGGGGTATCTATAACTATTATTTTTTTTCATTCGTAATTATCCATCTAAACATTGCAGTAGTAGGATCGTAACCATCGAACTTGGCACTACATCCAACTAAAAACAAAAAACTAATTATCAGTATTATTTTCATCTTCTACTACTTTATTAATTATAAAATAAGCAACAATGGCTCCGATTAATATGGCAATCAGACCCATTGCTAACATTCCAAAACCAAATTCTGGTGTCAGAATATTATTGCTCCAAGAATAAAGCCAGCTGCAAACAAAACAATTTCTTGTCTGTATAACAACGACCATACCTTAATTTTTTCTATATATTTGTTCATATTAGTTTTACTCCATCTTTTAATTTTAAATCACCTATTGTTTTAGATTTAAAATCGTTGTTTTCAAAGTGTGTAGTTGTAGGTAAGTCCTTCTTATACCACACCGG